GAACGCAACAAAGAATAAGCCTTTTTTAGATGCTATGAGAAGGGCTTTAGCTCAGAATCCACAGAAGATTGGCAGGATTGTTGACAAGATATTAGATCAAGCAGAAGCAGGGGAAGCATGGGCTGTTAAAGAAGTAGCTGATCGTTTAGATGGCAAGGCAGTCCAAGCTACTACTCTTGAAGATGCAGACGGAAATAGCCTGGTTACATCATTAGAAGTCAGGTTTGTAAAGCCAGAATGATTGATCTGCGCTTGGGGGATTGCTTAGAAGTAATGAAATCTTTGCCTAGCCAAAGCATTGACCTTACTGTTACTAGCCCCCCATACGACAATCTACGCACCTACAACGGCTATTCGTTTGACTTTGAAGGCATAGCCAAAGAGTTGTATCGAGTCACAAAGGATGGTGGAGTTGTAGTTTGGATTGTGGGAGATGCAACAGTAAATGGGTCAGAAACTGGCACATCTTTCAAACAAGCCCTATATTTCAAAGAAATAGGCTTTAATCTGCACGACACAATGATTTACCAAAAAAATAATTTTGCTAACCCATCATCTAACAGATACCATCAAATATTTGAATTTATGTTTGTTTTATCCAAAGGCAAGCCAAAAGCATTTAATCCTATAAAAGACAGGAAAAATGTCTGCGCTGGAGAATCAAATTGGGGTGCAAACAAAGCCAGGCAAAAAGATGGCAGCTTTAAAGAAAGGCCCAAAAAGATAGTGTCTGAATATGGCATGAGATATAACATTTGGGAGTTCATGACAAGCAAAGGATTTGCAACTAAAGACAATTTTGCCTATTCTCATCCGGCTATATTTCCTGAAAAGGTAGCTCATGACCACATTATTTCTTGGTCAAATGAAGGCGATACAGTTTTAGATTGTTTTCTTGGTAGCGGAACTACTGGCAAAATAGCCAAACAATTAAATCGTCAATTCATTGGCATAGAAATCAGCCCTGAATATATGGAAATAGCCAAAAAGAGAATAAATGAGTGAAATCACCCAAGAACTGCGGGAGGCAATATCTGCGGTTGACTTCCCTATCAAGCTGCAATTCCTCTTTGAGCCTATGCGTTACAAGGTTCTTTATGGGGGTCGTGGTGGGGCTAAGTCTTGGGGTGTTGCAAGGGCTTTATTGGTTCTTGGTGTCAAAAAGCCAACTAGAGTCCTCTGCGCCCGTGAGTTCCAAAACTCTATAGGTCAATCAGTCCATAAGCTCTTATCAGATCAAATCATTTCCCTCAAGCTGGAGTCATTCTATGAGATTACACAGAACTCCATCAGGGGCAAAAACGGCACGGAATTTGCGTTTGTTGGGCTTAAAAACAATGTGGCGAACATAAAATCATTCGAAGGAGTTGACATTGTTTGGTGTGAGGAAGCCGCCTCGATTAGTCAATCTAGTTGGAATGTTCTCATACCTACAATTCGTAAAGAAGGCTCAGAAATATGGGTTACGTTCAACCCAGAGCTTGAATCAGACGAAACTTACCAAAGGTTTGTTCTTAACCCACCGCAAAATTGCAAAGTTGCAAAAATTAATTGGTCAGACAATCCCTGGTTTCCTGAAACACTTAGGTTAGAGAAAGATGCCCTATTTAGTAGGGACAGAGAAGCCTATAACACAGTCTGGGAAGGCTTATGCCGTCAAACTGTAGATGGTGCTATCTTTGCCAAAGAAATGACTATGGCAGAACTTGACGGAAGGATTACGAATGTTCCTTATGACCCAATTAAGCCCGTTCATGCTGTATTTGATTTGGGATGGGCTGACGCTACTGCTATTTGGTTTGTGCAGTTTATTGGCATGGAAACTCGTCTCATTCGCTACTACGAGAACAACCAAGAAACAATAGCCCATTACCTGGCTAAAATGCAGTCTTATGGATATGTATATGACACCATTTGGCTACCCCACGATGCTGGAAACAAAACTTTGGCCTCAAACGGCAAGAGTATTGAAGAAATCGTTAGAGCTTCAGGGTATAACACTAGAGTTATTGAGCGAACACCAATCGTTGATTCTATTAATGCTGCCCGAATGATGTTTAACAAGTGCTGGTTCGATAAGACCAACACGCACGATGGACTTCAATGTCTCAGACATTACCGGTATGACGTTGATCCCGATACCAAACAATTTAGCCAAAGACCCTTGCATGACAACTATTCACACGGGGCAGATGCCTTCCGATACATTGGATTGATGGTAAACGAGCCTAGAAAAGCACCAAAACAACGGGGAACTTATCAACTTCCTAGCTCTTGGATGGGCTAAAATGTGTAGTAAAAATGATACAGTTGTCTTAAAATCAGACAATCTTTAAGGAATTTCTATGGCATACGACAGAGTTGCAGACTCACAATCCGATGGTAGAATCGAAGAAGCCAAAGACTTTTTAAGACTTTGCAACGATTCTGACAGCAATAATCGTGCTGAAGCGTTAGATGATGTGAAATTTGCAGCAGGCGATCAATGGCCTGTAGATGTGCAAAACAGCCGTATTTTAGAAGCTCGCCCATGCCTGACCATCAATAAGGTTGATGCTTATATTCGTCAAATCTGTAATCAGCAAAGACAACAACGCCCACGCATCAAAGTGCATGGAATGAACAATGAGTCAGATGCCAAGATCGCTGAGATTTTGACAGGTATTTGCCGTCATATTGAGAATCAGTCTGATGCAGACGATGCTTACGATCACGCCTTTGAATACGCAGTTAAGATGGGCTGGGGATATTGGCGCATCACTACTGATTATGTAAGAGAGGACAGTTTTGACCAAGAAATCTACATTAAACCAGTTGAAAACCCATTTACTGTCTATTTTGATCCTAATAGCGTTTTGCCTGATGGTTCTGATGCTGAGAGATGCCTTATTACAACAGTTATCTCTAAAGATGTGTTCAAAACCATGTATCCAGATGCAGAAGTGGATCAAGGTTTCTCATCAAGAGGAACAGGCGATACGGAGAGCGAATGGGTCACAAAAGAAGATATACGCATAGCTGAGTATTTCTACACAGAACGCACAAAAGAGATGCTTTTGATGCTTTCAGACGGCACAACAGGCTATTCTGATGAGCTACCTAGCAAAGAAGTATTAGAAGCTGCTGGTATTACAGTTGTAGATAAGCGTGATACCTGGCGCAAAAAGATTAAGTGGTGCAAGCTAACGGCTATGCAAATCCTTGAAGAAGGCGAATGGGCTGGTAAATACATCCCAATCGTGCCTACTTATGGTCAAGAAGTGCGTGTAGATGACAAGCATAAGAAGTTTGGTTTAGTTCGCATGGCTAAAGACCCACAACGTATGTATAACTACTGGTCAACAGCTTTGACTGAAACTGTAGCCCTTGCTCCTAAAGCAAAATGGCTATTGGCAGAAGGTCAAGACGAAGGGCATGAGAACGAATGGGCTATGGCTAATATCAAAGCTATGCCTGTTTTACGCTACAAACAGACAGATATTGAGGGCAGACCAGCCCCAGCTCCTACAAGACTTCAGCCAGAGCCACCTCCTGCGGGCGTGATGACAGCTCTGCAAGGCATGAATCAAGATTTGATGGCAGTAGTAGGTATCTTTGATCCTAGCCAGCTTCCACAAGGTATGCAGTCTGGCAAAGCAATTCAAGGTCAGCAATCTCAAGTGGATATGACCAATTTCCACTATTACGACAATCTGACACGCAGTATCCGTCACACAGGTCGCATTATTCTTGACTTAATTCCTAAGATTTATGACAGAGAACGAGTCATGCGAATCATTGGCGATGACGGAAAACCTGAGATTGTTACCTTAAATCAGCCCGGAACTGATGAAAATGGCGTATCTAGGATTCTCAATGACGTAACTGTAGGTCAATATGACGTAGTAATGGACACAGGCCCTGGCTACAACTCTAAACGTGCTGAAGCTGTAGATTCTATGATGAGTCTATTAGGTGCTGATCCAAGTCTGATGCAACAAGCTGGTGATCTGATCTTTAGAAATATGGACTTCCCAGGCGCAGACATTATTGCTGATCGCCTCGCAGCCGTTAATCCATTAAGTCAGATTGACGAGAAATCTGAAGTGCCCCCTCAAGCTCAGATGATGATCGCTCAAGGAAAACAACAAATCCAGCAATTACAACAGCAGATTCAGATGATGCAGATGGATGCTAAATATCGTGCTAGCGTTACAGAGCAAAAAGATCAAGCAATGCTCAAGAAAACAGCGATGGAATTGCAAGTTAAGCAAGCTGATAGCCAGTTACGCACCGATACGATTGCTCATGACACAGTTATCAAAACTCAGACTCAGCTTGAAATTGAGCAACTCAAGGCGCAATTAGCCCTTGTTTTAGCTCACATGAATAAAACTGAAATGAAACTATCCAACGAAGAAGCCGTAGAAAGGGCTATTTAAAATGACCAGAGAAACAGTAACCTCAGAAAATCGTGAAGCATTTATTGCCAAAAAAATGGGCAAAAAATCTGAGCCAAAAATGTTAGCCAATACAAAAGGTGGTTCAGAACCAAAAAGAGAATGGTATGAGGCGAATCCGTACCATGAAACCATTGAAGCTCATAGAAAATCATCGGAAGCATATGCCCATACTCAAACAGCTATGGAAAAAGAAAATTATAAAAATCATATGACGGCTGCCCAATCTCATTCAATGGCACATCAGTCATGGAACAAATTAGGCGAGCAATATGGACATTTGGCAAAAGAACATCATGGAATGTTTGAGCAACATAAAAGCCAATTAAAAAATTACAAACCAGAATAATGTTGTAAAAACACAACACTTATGATATAAAAGCAGTTGTAATACCTACCAATGGGTTCATTGGGTAAAAATCTTGAGGAATCTCATGTCAGAAGAAACAGCAGTAAGAACA